AGAAACTATACATACTTTATCACTCCTGTGACCAACAGTGATTCTTGCCAAATCAATATGTAGTCACAGGGGCAACACCGTTTTGCGACGGTCTGCACGGTCGGATGCTTAATTGCATGCTGGTAATATCGACAAGTGTTCTAGTCTGCGAACCATCCCTCAGTTTGGTACACTGGGGTTTAACAACTACAAAATCCAAGACCATTGTGTGAGGTAGGAGCTCACAGTAGTTGCTAGGGGCAATAAAGGAGGGAGCGTAGGCTTCCACAGTTAGGCGCGTCGGTGGGGCGTCTAATATCCCGTTTAGGCGGGTGGAATAGAATTCGAGCGTCGGGTAGGTTAGCATCTATCACTATTCCCTGGGTGGACTCCCAGTAAAAATCCACCAGTGACATCTGGCATCTTGTCCGTTGGTAAGCGTTAAATCCAAACCCCCCTTTTTTTTCAAACCCACCATGACTACAACTAAAATTTTAACCACCAAAGCGCTCAAGAGTGTGTCCTTCACTCTTCAAAGTTTTTTGTCTCATGAGAAAATCAATGACCATCCCCTGCTTCTTTGGACGTCAGTTGGTGTCACAGCTGCCTTGGCTTACAAGGCTGCTGTTCACCACTGGAATGGAGCAGACGAGAAGGAATTTCGGCAGTGCCTAGACGTAGTGGAGGATACGTTAGCTGTCGAGTGTGTGAGTAATCCACATAAGCTATCCAGTAAAACAGGGACCATTCAGGCGGTTCCCGAAACCTCAGGAGAAGGTTTGGAGCTTGTGGTTGCTTCCCAGGAGGTGAAATCCAGTGCTGTCGGTAACAATATTGACTCAATACACTGTGAAGGCATTATTGCTTACGATAATTCACCGGTAGACACCAAGCTTTTCCGTCGTGTTCGCAAGAATGCGACAATGAAGTATACCAACCTCGTTGTTGCTGAGTGCAAAATGATATTTGGTGTCCCTGCATGCACAGAAGTCAACCGCAAGGCGGTTAGGCGAACAGCAGTAAAGCTGATGAAATCACATGGTGTGCGCCCTGCTCACATCAACATGCTGGTGCCGAAGGTCATTGAGATGACTTTCATGCCATCCAAGTATGAATTGGAAGCTAAGAGGTTGGCTGCCAGTCCCGCTGCTTGGAAGCGTTTAGCCGAATATGCCGGTTTGTGCAAGTCTGCACCCGGGCATTGGCTCAACGCCAGTGGGTGAGGAGGCTTGGTTAACCTTGATGGTGTGTCACATAGATCTAATCTTGTGCACAAAGGCTTGTCCATCAAGGAAAACCAGGCTGAGCCAAAAGTACGTAGTCTCAACGTTTTAGTCGGCGTTGCGGGCACTGAACGTACTTTAAAAATAAATAACGCCGACATTCACACACTAGCCGCTGCATTGCTCGAGAGAATGTATTACTGTAAGGTAGGAGATGGTTTTGAACCGCCACCAACAGTACGTTCATCTCATGTGCGATCCACACTCAATCCCTTTAGGAATGTTGTCAGAAAATGTTTCGGATCCAACCCTCTCAGACTATCTCCGATTGAATTCGTTGAGATGTTTCAAGGAAGGAAGCGAAAAATTTATGAGAACAATCTCGCAGAGTATTATGAGGATGGACCACAGAAGAAGCATGCAGTGAGCGCAGCTTTTGTGAAGTGTGAGAAGGTGAACCCCACCAAGGCTCCACGTTGTATTCAACCACGTCATCCGGTCTATAACATCGGGCTGGGCAGTTATCTCAAACACATTGAGCATCGTTTATATGATGCCATAGGACATGCGTTTGGTGACGACGACCCAGTAGTGGCAAAAGGAATGAACGTGGAAGAACTTGGAGAGGTCATCACACGAAAGTGGAATCACTTTGATGATCCTGTAGCAGTTGGGATGGATGCCACCAAATTCGACATGCACGTTAGTGCACAAGTGTTGGAGTGGGAGCACAGCCTATATAAAATGCTATACCCCAATGATAAGGAGCTAGATCGTTTGCTCAAGTATCAAATAAACAACCGCGGTGTTGGTTATTGCGATGATGGTTCATTGCGGTACAAAGTACGGGGAAGGAGATTTTCGGGTGACATGAACACAGCTTTGGGCAATTGCCTCATCATGTGCGGCATGGTGTGGGCGTATGCCAAGGAGCGTGATGTTCCAATCAAGTTCATCAATAATGGTGATGATTGCGTTGTGTTCATGGAAAGAGAGAACTATCAGAAATTTTCTGTTGGTTTAAATGAATGGTTTCTGGAACTTGGTTTCAGAATGACAGTTGAACCACCTGTGTACATTTTGTCACAGGTTGAGTTTTGTCAAATGCGTTGTATTCGCACCTTGCGTGGCCCGTTGATGGTACGCAATTTTGACACAGCTAGGGAAAAGGATTCAGCATCATTCCTGCCACTTGCTGGTGAGCAGGAAACTAGGAAATGGTTATGGGCGGTTGGAGAGTGTGGACTAGCATTAACCGGGGGTGTTCCCGTGTTTCAAGAGTTTTACAAATGGTACATGCGCCATGGTGTTGCAGGACGGACAGACAAGAGCGTGCAGATGGAGACAGGAGCTATGTTCCTTGCCAGACGCTTAGATGTCAAAGAGTGCGAGATCAGCGATGATGCCAGAATTGACTTTATGGATGCATGGGGTATGACCCCGGATGAACAAGTGTTGTTAGAGCAATATTATGCCGGATTGGGTTTTCGGTATAGCAAAATCCACATTGATAATTACGATCAGGTGCACGGAGCACCATTGTAATGTATCACGGAAACTGGTGTGGACCAGGTTGGTCAAATGGCTCGTCTCAGAATTCTGTGCGTGGCACTGCTCCCTCTACTGATGATTTTGATGAAACATGTAGACAGCATGATTTTACATATGCCGACAACGGCGATATTAAGTCTGCTGATCTCTTATTTGCTCGTCAGAACATTGGATATGGAGTTAAGCGTACGCTTGCAGGAATCACAGTCGGAGCTCAAGGCCTCCTTCGGTCCCATGATAAATACATTCCTAACATTTATCAAAATCAAAAAGAAAAAGCGATGGTGAAAAACACTACACAAAAGTTGAGGGGAGCTGCCCCCATGAACAACAGCAAACGGCCTAGTCCAGGTCAGGCACCTAACAAGGTGCCACAATCGAATGGATTCAATGTCCAACGATCTTTCGCCCCTGTTTCAGTGGGCACGTCAATTCGGGGAACCAAACCAAGAATGTCTCGTTCCATTAACGAGGCACGCATAGCTGGTAATGACTTCATTGGTACCGTTGAGGGACAAGGAGTGTCCACATTCGGGCTGGGGAAGTCGGCTCTTTTGAGTCCAGCATATTTTGCGTCAACCTTTCTTGGCAATCTCGCGCGCTCATACGAGCGATACCGCTGGAATAGATTGCGTGTCCATTATGTTCCCAAGGTTTCAACAGCTGTAACTGGGCAGGTCATTCTGGCCAGCCAACGGTCTGCAAGTGAACCCGGATTACAGCCTGAATCAGGTACGTTTTTGCAACGTGCTATGAGTCAGGGCAATGCAGTGTTTGGAGCCCTATGGGTGGAACACTACATTGACATTGATTGTGATTCGGAGTGGAAGTTGGTCGACCCAACAACCACTTCTGACATTGATGATTGCATACATGAAGAGTTGCAGGTATATACCCAAGTTAATACTGCTCAGCAGGTAGGATACATTTTTGCAGAATATGATGTTTCCTTTAAGGAACCCATATACCAGCCACATGCTACCACTATTCCCATCTCCACTGGACCTGGGGTGCGAGTTGCCTTAACAGATAATGCTGCAGTTAATGCTGTGTCAGATGATTGGCAACTCAGTGATGTTGCTGGAACACTCTCATTGTCCGCGACGGCAAACGGTACAATATACCGTGGTGTCTTTGATCTACAAGGTTCAACGAGTGCTGTGGGTGCAAACTTCAGTACTCTGTTGACTACACAAGTAATGTATCATTCCACGACAACAGCGTTTTCCCTAAATTCATCCAATTTTGTGTTGAATGGTGGTGACACGTTGTATTTCGTGGTTGCTGGATCAACACTTGAAGTCTACACCAATTTGGATTCCGCCATTAAAGGTAATGGTTCCGGGCAATTATTTTACCGAAACATCACTTCTGTGGTTGGAACATATCTATTTGATATTGCTGTGGTTCGACAAGGTGTAGCAGAAATTGCATCAATCCAATAATCGATTGAGTAACCCCTATGACTGGGGTTCAATGGTCCCTAAGTGAGCTCATGACTCCGCCATTACCGGTTAGATATCTAGGTTCTTGAAATGTGTTTGATAAACACTACCTTAGAAAGATGAAAGTATCTTAATGCGTTAAGAAAATCTGAAAAGAGATGATTGTTTGTTGTCGTTAAAGTGAAGACGACATGTTTGTATTACACTCAGTCGGGTGTATGAAGGACTCGGACATGTTCGAAAAGCGACTGGTTCTATTGGTAGCTTTCACAACATCAACACTCATCCCATGATAGTCAAGATAAATAATATTACATACTTATATTTTAATGTCATGTGCACCGTATGAATGGACGGTGTAGGTGTGAATGGCTTCACTGCGTGAAGCATTAATTCCATGGCCTCGTAGCAATACGAGGGGGCTTCCAGGGGAATATCCAATTCAAG